TATAATTAGGAGAAAAACATGGACAAAGCAAGAGAAATTATAGATTATGCTGAAAACGGCAACGCAACTGAAATGCGTGATACTTTGTATTCAGCATTACATGATAGAGTTATGGCACATATCGAAACACACAAACAGGTGGTTGCACAAAACTTAATGAACCCACCAGAAGCAGCGGTTGAAGATGAATCAATTCAACCAGAAGTTTCGACTTAATTTTGTCATATTGGTATAAATATTATTCAAACAATAACAGGAATTACAAATGGCAAATAAATTTTCATATCAAGTACTAAAAGATGATACTCAACATGCAGTCATCAAAATTACTGGTGAATTTGATGGTACTGGCCAAGAAAATAATGTGGCCAGAATCCAAGCAAACACTTTATATGGAGCTCTAGATTATTCAAAAGCAAACCTATTATCGTCAACTGCAAATACAGGACCATTATACTATTACGGCCTAATGGTAAACCGTTTATGGTATGATACCGATACCGGAACAGGAGATGTACAGTTGTATTGGTCAAATACTAGAAGCACTTTAGCAAATTCAGGTATACCAATTATGTTATTGCAGGGTAACGGAGAATATGACGGCAATGGAAATTGGATTACAATTAAAAATCCAACAGTATCTAATACCGCAACAACATGGAATAACGGAGACATTGGAATTTGCACAAGAGGTCAAATTGCAAATGCAAGTTATACAATTATTATGGAATTGCGTAAAGATAATGAACACTATCAACGTGGACAATTCAACGATCCAGCTGCCTTCAATTATGGCAGTTACGGTATGAGACCATAAGGAATAAAATGAAACTTATTAGAGAACTTACCGAATCGGTACAATATTTAACGGAAGAAAAAGATGGAAAGAAAACTCTTTTCATTGAAGGTCCGTTTCTAGTTGCAGAAGCAGTTAACAAAAACAAACGCATGTATAAAGAAGAAACTATGCGTAATGAAGTTAACCGTTACAATGAAGCATACATTTCTAAAAACCGTGCCTTTGGTGAACTGGGTCATCCAGACACCCCATCCATCAATCTTGACCGTGTGTCTCACTTAATTGTGGGTCTACGTCAAGAAGGAAATGCTTGGATAGGCAAAGCTAAAATTCTTGAAACACCAATGGGTAATATTGCAAGAAGTCTTATCGAAGGTGGCGCACAACTAGGTGTGTCTTCCCGTGGTATGGGTTCTCTCAAGACAATCAATGGTGTTAACATAGTTCAAGATGACTTTCATCTGGCCACAGCGGCAGATATTGTAGCAGACCCTTCTGCGCCTGGTGCTTTTGTACAAGGTATTATGGAAGGTAAAGAGTGGATGATGGTAAACGGATCATGGACTGAGGTTCAATATGAAGAAGCTAAAAGAGAAATCAAACAAGCTTCTAGTAAAGACATTGAACGTGTAAGTTTAAAAATATTCGAAAACTTCATCAAAAAGCTTTAATTATAAATATCCAATATAAAATCAAGGAGATTCTCAAAATGGGAAAATTTAATCTGACAGACGCCGCTAAATCGATCCTTACAGAAGGTGCAAAAGAAAACTTTGAAGCTTCTGTATCTCGTGGCCACAAAGAAGGTTCATCCAAACTACCTACATCTGTTGCCTATGGCATGAAAGATGCTGGTGAAGTTGCTGGTGAAATTAAAAAACAAGATGACGAAACTGGTGATTACACCAAAGGTGTTCCAACAGCTACACCTCCTGGCGCAACACCACCTGTTGGTTCACAACCTGGCAGCAAACTAACTGGTCCTGCCGATTCAGAAGGTTCTGAACACAAAGCAGTTCAAGCAGCTGCAACTGACTATTCTGCCATTCGTGACCGTATCAAAGCTAAGCTTGCTCCACAAATGTTCCAAGCAAATCCAGGCGCAACATTCCAGTCTTATGCTGAAGAAAAAGTAGAAGATGAAAAAGTTGTTGCTGAAGAAAAAGAAGGCCACGAAGACGAAGCCGAAGACAAAGCAATGATTAAGAAAATGATGAAGAAACAAAAAATGAAAGAACAGATGGACCAAGACGTAGGTGCATTACTTTCAGGTGAAGAACTATCAGAAGAATTCAAAACTAAAGCAACCACAATTTTCGAATCAGCTGTTATCGCTCGTTCACAAGCTATCTTGGAAGAAGTTGAAGAAGCAATGTACGAAGAATTCGAAGCTTCAGTTGAAGAAGTTAAAGAAGAATTGTCTAAGAAATTGGACGATTACATCAGTTACATGGCCGAAGAATGGTTCAAAGAAAATCAATTGGCAATCGAAAAAGGTCTACGTTCAGAAATCGTTGAAGATTTCATTCGTGGTATGAAGTCACTATTCGAAGAACACTATATTGATATTCCAGAAGAAAAAGTAAACGTTGTCGAAGAATTAACCGACAGAGTTGAAGACTTGGAATCTTCACTAAACGAACAGATCAAGTCTGCCGTTCAAATGAAGAAACAAATTAACGAATACAAAAAAACAGAGGCTATACATGCAGTATGTGAGGGCCTAACGCAGACTCAAGTGGAAAAATTAAAATCACTCGCAGAGAGTGTTGAATTTACCACCGAAGAAGAATTTGGTCGTAAGTTGGAAACATTGGTAGATTCATACTTCCAGTCTCCAATTAAAGCAATTGAAAGTTCTGCTCTACACGAAGCTGTTGAAGTTGAGGACGAAAAGAAGCCATCAGCTTCTGTTGATCCTGAAATCGCACAGTACGCACAAATCATCTCTAAATCATTGGTTAAATAAATAAACTTTACCAATAAAAGATACTTACAAGGAGAATACTAAATGTATCTAACAGAAGAACTACAAAAAAAATGGGCCCCTGTTCTTGAACACGAAGGTCTAGAGTCCATCAAAGACCCATACAAGAAAGCTGTTACAGCACTTGTTTTGGAAAACCAACAACGTGAAATGGCAGCTGCTCACTCACAGTTGAACGAAACAGCACAATCTGCTGCTCCAACAAACGTTACAGGTTCTGGCATTTCTAACTACGATCCAATCTTGATTAGTTTGGTTCGCCGTGCATTGCCTAACTTGATTGCTTATGATGTTGCAGGCGTTCAACCAATGACAGGCCCAACAGGCTTGATCTTTGCAATGCGTGCTCGTTACGATGCACAATCAGGCAGCCCTTCAAATGCAAACGAAGCATTCTACAACGAAGCAAATACCAAGTTCTCTGGTGTTGGTTCTGAAAACAACCTATACGGTTTCCGTGGTAACACATCTAAAGATACAGACGCTAATCCATTCACAAACTTTGCAACTGCTAACGCTGTTACAACTGGTATTGGTATGTCTACTGCTACAGCAGAAGCTTTGGGTGCTGACACAGACAGCAACTTCAAACAAATGGCATTCTCAATTGAGAAAGTTACTGTTACTGCACAAAGCCGTGCATTGAAAGCTGAATACTCACTAGAACTTGCACAAGACTTGAAAGCAATCCATGGTTTGGATGCTGAAACAGAATTGAGCAACATTCTTTCTACTGAGATTCTTGCTGAAATCAACCGTGAAGTTATCCGTACAATCTATACATGCGCTGTTGCAGGTGCTCAGTATGGTACTACAACTGCTGGTTCTTTCGACTTGGACACAGACTCTAACGGTCGTTGGTCTGTTGAACGTTTCAAAGGTTTGATTTTCCAAATTGAACGTGATGCTAACGTTATTGCAAAACAAACTCGTAGAGGTAAAGGCAACGTGATGATCGTATCATCTGACGTTGCTTCTGCAATGGCAATGGCTGGTGTGTTACAATACACTCCTAACCTATCTGCTGACCTACAAGTTGATGACACAGGTAACACATTCGCTGGTTTGTTGCACGGTCGTATCAAGGTCTATATCGACCCATACTTCGGTGGTTATACATCTAACCAAGAATTGGTTACACTAGGTTATAAGGGTACTTCTCCTTATGACGCTGGTATTTTCTACTGCCCATACGTTCCTCTACAAATGGTTCGTGCAGTTGACCAGTACACATTCCAACCAAAAATTGGATTCAAGACTCGTTACGGAATGGTTGCAAACCCATTCGCAACTGGCTTGACAACTGGCAACGGTGCATTGAACGCTCGTTCAAACGTATACTATCGTATTTTCCAAGTTCGCAACTTGATGTAAGATAGAGTCACCATTAAGAGTGACATTTAAAGACCACCTTCGGGTGGTCTTTTTTTTGGCTCCTAAATAGTGTATAGAGGAGACAACATGACTGCAATATCCAGATCACCAGAAAATACAGACTTACTTCAACCCACAAAATTCTTATTGACTTTCAATAGAATTAGAGATACACAGTATTTTTGTCAATCAGTTAATTTACCTGGAGTTTCTTTAGGTGAAGTTAACAGAGCTACGCCTTTTTTGGACATGTATTCACCTGGTACTAAGTTAACTTATTCTCCACTTGATATTGTGTTTTTGATAGATGAAGAATTACAATCTTGGAAGAACATATACGATTGGTTTCTTACTATGGCTGATCCAGATGGATTTGAAAAACGTGACGGTAGCAAAGAACTACAAACTAATAAACATTTTTCAGATGCAACATTAACGATTCTAAGTGGACTAAACAATCCAATATTAAGAATACAATATACAAATGTATTCCCGTTAAGTATAAGTGATATTATATTCGACACAACTCAATCAGCGGATAATATTATCACCGCAAGGGCAACATTTAGATACCAATCATATAATTACTTGACAGTTTGATACTTTTATGATATAATGTTTTGATTATGGCAATTATGAATAACTATGGAAACACTTGAACAAGTCTTAAAAATGTGGGAATCGGATGCAGTTATCGACCAAACCGAACCCAGCAGAGAACTATTAAAGATACCTGTATATCACAGTAAGTATCTTGGCATTCTCACCAAACATAAAATTGCATCAAAGAAATCTCACTTTGATTACTTGCGTATGCGTAAAGTCAAATGGGAATACTTTACTGGCAAAATGTCCGAAGATGAATTGGAACAATATGGTTGGGAACCATTTCAATTTGCACTCAAATCGGATATCAATACTTACCTAGAAGCAGACAAAGACCTCATCAAATTACTTGAGAAAAAGGTCTACCATGAGGAAGTTATTTCGGTTATTGAATCTATTATGGCCGAATTGAAACAAAGAACATGGCAACTAAGAGACTTTATATCATGGGAGAAATTCATTGGTGGCCAATGAACATATTACGATAAACAAAGTAAACGAAGTTTACGGCAAAGTGGAGTGCGAACGCCACGTTGCAAGGGAACTATCAGAGTACTTCACATTCTTTGTGCCTGGTTATCAGTTCGTTCCAGCCTATCGGAATCGAATTTGGGATGGCAAGATTCGACTATTCAATCTACAGACCAGTCAACTATATCTTGGATTGATTCCGTATCTTACGGAGTTTTGTGATGAACGTGAGTATGCATACTCGCACGACCTGATTGAAGATGAATATTCTGTGTATCATGCACACAAGTTCTTTGATACTTTGAATCTACATTCACAAAATAAACAAATTGGTGTCAGAGAACATCAACAAAATGCGTTTATTGAGGCCGTGCAAAAAAGGAGAGTTTTACTATTATCACCTACTGCGTCAGGTAAATCACTTATCATATACTTGTTGTTTAGACAATTATTAGATTATCAAGACCTGAAAGGCTTAATTATTGTACCAACAACATCTTTGGTTGAACAATTATATTCTGATTTTGCGGATTATTCATCCGAAAACGGATTCAATGTGGAAGAAAATGTACACAGAATTTATCAAGGTAAAGATAAGTTAACGGATAAGAATCTAACAATCTCTACATGGCAATCATTGTATAAGTTACCACCAGAATACTTCCATCAATTTCAATATGTGATTGGTGATGAAGCACACCTGTTCAAGGCACAATCTTTAACATCAATACTAACATCTTGTGTTAATGCCAAATATAGAATTGGCCTGACTGGTACACTAGACGGCACCAAAACACATAAACTGGTACTAGAAGGTTTATTTGGTCCAACTAAAAAGGTTATCACCACCAAAGAGTTAATTGACAAAAAACAATTGTCAGCATTCAACATAAAATGTCTAGTACTAAAACACTCAGAAGAAATTTGCAAAGAAATTAAGGATAAATCATATCCAGATGAGTTGAAATATTTGATTGAATCTGAAAACAGAAATCGTTTTATTCGTAATTTAGCCATCAGTTTAGAAAAAAATACATTAGTTCTTTTTCAGATGAAAAAACATGGTCGTGCATTATACGAAATGATTAAAGAAAAAGCAAATGATCGTAAGGTATTTTTTGTTGACGGTGATGTTGAAACGGAAGTCAGAGAAGAAATACGTAAAATTATGGAAGTAGAAGAAAATGCAATCTTTGTGGCTTCGTTTGGTACAACCAGTACAGGTACAAACATTAGAAATCTTCACAATATTATATTCACATCACCATCAAAATCTAGAGTTAGAAATCTACAATCGATTGGTCGTGGTTTAAGACAGAATGAAGGTAAAGAAATGGCCACATTATATGATATTGCCGATGATTTAAGAATCAAAAAACATACAAATTTCACACTCCAACATTTTATCGAAAGAGTAAAGATATATAATGAGGAGAAGTTTCCCTTCAAAATCTATAACATAGGACTTAAAAATGGCAATTAAAATAATAAGATTTACGGACGGTCTAGACGTTATATGTGATTGTGAATTCACATCAAATGATATGGTAGAAATTATTGATCCAATGTTATTTGAAATACGTGGAGTCAATTTGTTATTACAAGTTTGGTTACCGATGGCTGTTGTTAAACATAACAGTGTAATGATTGGTATGGAAAATATTCTTTGCGTGATGGATCCTACTGAGGACTTTGAAGAATACTATATCAATACAGTAACTAAATTAAATGAAGAATCTAAGAAAGAGAAGGAAGTTGTTCTTACAGATGAAGTACTTTCAGCTTTTGAAGAAAAGGAATTCAGTAAGAATTCTTTAATGCATTGATATATTAATATCATCAGGGAACACCGTGGACTTTAACACATGTCAAGCCCTTTGTCAACAACTTTTTATGGTACATTTGAATGAGCAAACAGAAACATTATATAAACAATCAAGATTTCCTAAAGGCACTGGTAGACTACAAAACCAGATGTGCAGAAGCCGAAGCTGCCAATAAACCAAAACCAAACATTCCAAATTACATTGGTGAATGTTGGATGAAAATTGCCGAAGGTCTATCACACAAACCAAACTTCATTAACTATACTTACCGAGATGAAATGGTTTCGGATGGTATTGAGAATTGTTTAATGTACTTTGAAAACTTTGATCCAACAAAGTCTTCCAATCCATTCGCATACTTTACTCAAATCATATACTTTGCCTTTCTAAGACGCATACAGAAAGAAAAGAAACAGTTGTATGTGAAGTACAAAGCCACAGAGATGTATGGTATTCTGGATGAGTTTGAAATGTTAGAAGGTGAAGATGGTTCAAGTAAACAATTTGAACTGTATGACAATATTGCTGAATTTATTGGTAACTATGAGGACTCTAAGAAGGCGAAGAAAGCTGAAAAAGATGCCGCAAAGAAACCAAAAGGACTTGAAAAATTTATAGAGGAGTGATTATGAAAACTGGATTTACATGTTCTACGTTTGACCTTTTTCATGCAGGTCATGTGATGATGTTAAAAGAGGCAAAAACACAATGCGACTATTTGATTGTTGGACTACAAATCGATCCTACGATTGATAGACCTGGCATTAAAAATAAACCAGTGCAATCGGTATTGGAAAGATTCATACAGGTAAAGGCTTGTATGTATGTTGATGAAATTATACCATATGCCACTGAAAAAGAATTGATGGACATATTGACATCCTATCAAATAGATGTTAGAATCATAGGTGAAGAATATAGGGATAAGCAGTTCACTGGTTATCAGTTACCTATGGCAGTATATTTTAACAGTCGTCAACACAGTTTCTCAACCACTGAGTTACGACAAAGAGTATTGGAAATTGAACAGAAAAAATGAAAGTAGCAATAATAACTGACCAACATTTCGGCGCAAGGAATGATTCAACACTTTTTTTAGATTTCTATGAGAAGTTTTATAGAGACACATTTTTTCCCACGTTGATAAAAGAAAAGATTGATACTGTACTCATTCTTGGTGATACATTTGACCGTAGAAAGTACATCAATTTCTTTTCACTGAAACGTGCAAAGCAAATGTTCTTTGATCCCTTGTTTAACATGGGTGTACAAGTTCATATGTTGGCTGGTAACCATGACACATACTTTAAAAATACCAACGATGTTAATTCGGTTGATTTACTTCTTGGTGAGTATGGTATCACATTAAATGTTATTGACCATCCAGCCGAAATATATGTTGGACCACATAAGATTTGTATGATGCCTTGGATTTGTGCAGAAAATTATGAAGATTCTTTACAGACATTAAAAGACACCGATGCAAAGTTTTGTATGGGTCATTTTGAAATTGCGGGATTTGCCATGTATCGTGGTATGCCATCTGAAGGAGGGTTAGACCGTGGAATTTTTAGGAAGTTTAGTCACACTTTTAGTGGTCATTACCATCACAAATCTTCTAGTGATGATATCTATTATTTGGGCAATCCGTACGAGCTTACTTGGCAAGATTATAATGATCCTCGGGGTTTTCATTTGTTTGATTTGGATACTCACCAACTTGAATTCATAGAAAATCCAAACAAAATGTTCCATCGTATCATTTACGATGACAAAGAACAATCAATCAAAGAGATTGATGGAAAAGATTTGAAGCCTTACACAAATACCTATGTCAAAGTGGTTGTAATAAACAAAAACAATCCGTATTTGTTTGACAAGTTCATGAATAACCTGTATAATGTAAACCCAGCAGACATTACAATTGCTGAAGATTTTACAGAATTGGAAGATGGTGATGAAGTCATCGATGAAGCGGAAGATACAATCACCATATTAAACAAGTATGTTGATGGCATTACAGAAGAAAGTATTGACAACGACCGGTTAAAAACATTATTGAAAGAACTCTACGTAGAGGCATTGAATACTGAACAAGCATGATTTTATTCCAAAAAATTAAGTGGAAGAATTTTCTATCCACTGGAGCACATTTTACTGAAATTGATTTTACCAAGTCTAATAACACATTGATTATTGGCCACAATGGTGCCGGCAAGTCCACAATTTTGGATGCATTGTGTTTCGGATTATTTGGTAAACCTTTTCGTAAGATAAACAAACCACAGTTATTAAATTCCGTCAACGGCAAAGAAGCTGTTGTTGAGGTACAATTTAACATTGGCCAAAAGAAATACAAGGTCATACGTGGTATTAAACCAAATGTATTTGAAATTTATTTGAATGATGTATTGCTGAACCAAGATGCAGCTGCAAAAGACTATCAAGAGATACTAGAGAATAACATTCTCAAATTAAATTACAAGTCTTTTACGCAGGTTGTCATTCTTGGTTCAGCATCCTTTGTTCCATTCATGCAGTTATCGGCTGCTGACCGCAGAGCAATCATTGAAGACCTATTAGATATTCAAATATTTTCTTCAATGAACAATGTTATCAAAGAGAAGAATTCAGCCATCAAAGATGATTTAAGTAAATCCAAGTATGCCATTTCTCTTACGGAAGAAAAGATAACTTTACAAAAACAAAACATTGAAGAACACAAAAAGAACCACGATGCGGATATCAAACGCAAACTGGAAGAAATTGAAAAATCAAAGATGCAAATGGGAAAATTGCAAAATGATATTCAATTGATTAATAAACATATTGAGGTATTACAGAATAAGGTTGGTGATAAGAAAGAGAAACTTGATAAAAAATCTAAGAGTCTATTTCAAATCAAAGGTAAAGTACAAACTAATATTGACCGAAATCAAAAGGAGATTGACTTCTATGAAAACAACCACGATTGTCCAACTTGCAAACAATCTATCACACCTGAATGGAAAGATTCTCAAGTACAAGAAAAGTCAGAGAAAATCACTACACAAAAAACTGGCTTGGTTGAGATTGAACAAGAGTTAAACAAAGTAACTACTGAAATGAAATCTATTACAGATATCATTACACACATTAGTGAACACAGCGGTGAAATTATTAAACACACATCTACTATATCGGCAATAAGCAATTACATCACTAAATTAAACAATGAGATAGATGAGTTGACCAATAAACAAACTGCTACGGAGGGCGGTGACCAGAAGTTAATTGAGTTGAATGCCGCATTGAATGAGTATAAGGCAAACTATGAGAGTGTTTTGATAGAAAAACATTACCACGAATTTGCAGGTAGTTTATTGAAAGATGGTGGCATTAAGACACGGATCATTAAACAATACTTACCAATCATGAACAAGTTGATTAACAAGTATTTAAAAGCCATGGACTTCTTTGTCAACTTCAACATTAATGAAAACTTTGAAGAAACAATTAAGAGTAGACACCGTGATGATTTCTCTTATGCCAATTTCTCCGAAGGTGAAAAGATGCGAATCGATTTGGCACTATTATTTACGTGGCGACAAATTGCCAAGTTGAAAAATAGTACCAATACAAACCTGTTGATACTTGATGAAGTATTTGATTCTAGCCTTGATACTGTAGGCACAGAAGAATTTTTGAAGTTGATACATGAAATGGGTGCAGATACAAACGTATTTGTTATCTCACACAAAGGTGACCAGTTGTTTGATAAATTTCGGAGTGTAATCAAGTTTGAGAAAAAGAATAATTTTTCAAGGATTGCAAAATGAATTTTCATAATTATCTATCACATCAAAGAAATATAGTTGATAAAGAAGTACAAGGATGGTTCTATCCAATAGATATTTTCCTTATGTACAGCATACTACAAGAGATACAATCGAATCTGAGTGGTGACATTTGTGAGATTGGTGTTGCTAATGGTAGAAGTGCCATTAACATCTCAGACTTTAAAAACACTAGAGATAATTTTTATCTGTATGATATATTTTCCGAAGAACAAAGGATTATTGCCGACAACAACATTAAAAAATTTGGCCAAGGTCAAAATTTGATTTGGAAAATAAATGATACAATGGAATTATTTCCAGACGATCTAGTATTTGAAAACGAATTAAAGTTTTTACATATTGATGGTTGCCATGAACATCCTGTAGTACTAAATGATTTAATTTTATTTGCGGATAAGATGAAAGAGTATGGAGTTATTGCTGTTGATGACTTTAATGATTGGGAATATCCTGGTGTCAATAGTGCAGTATGTGAATTTATAATGTCAAAATACAATTATAAAAACTGGAGAATTTTTACTATAGGTAACAACAAAGCTTTCCTGTGTCAAAGAAAGTTTCACCAAAAATACCAGGAAAAACTGTTATTGTTTATAGAGAAAGCAATTAAGGAAATGGATATGCCGTTTGATGGCTTTGCTGTCAGGCCAGTATATGATGAAAATGTTTTGTTGTGTGATTCTAGATCCAAAGTGGTCGATGTGAATGAACTACAAAAAAAGTTATTTGATAAACCAACCATAGGATAAATTATGAGTACAGAAGATATTGTTTTATATAATACAGCTGAAAAGGCCGAAGTTAAAGCCACACCAGTTGAGACATTTGATTTGGTGTCACCGGACCATCCGGCTCTTTACAAGGTTCTACCTGAGTTTGATTTTGCAAATGCCACAATCAATCCAAATGAATTTGCTTCCACATTGGTAGAAACCTGTAAGAAACATAATGGTATTGGGCTATCCGCAAACCAATGTGGATTTGAACACCGTGTATTTGTCATGGGTTCAGGTGAAGAATATGTGGCATACTTCAATCCAAAAATCATTTCATCCAAAGGTGAGGTACATATGGAAGAAGGTTGCCTTTCTTTCCCTTTCCTAAATCTAAAAATCACAAGACCTGCCGAAATCGAAGTGGAATACCAGGACTTTAATGGTGTCAATCGTACCAAAACATTTACTGGTATAACTGCTCGTTGTTTTCTCCATGAGCTTGACCATATGAACGGAATGGTGTATACTAGTCGTGCAAAACCACTTGCGTTGCAATTTGGTTTAAAGAAGTTGGATAAAATTAGACGCAAATATTTCAATCCTAAAAAGATGAATAAACTTTTAAATAGAAAATAATGGCCACACCTATAGATTATGTTGATGCTCAGTGGGATAAATGGCAGGTACTAAATGAACCTGAACGATTTGAACACATTGATACTGAGCAGTTGAAAGAAATATTGATTAAGGACCTCACGTATGCATCTCAAATGGATGTACGTGAGTATACCTTATATCAAAAGTGGTTAGAGGTACATGAGAAATATCCAACCAGAACCATCAGTACATTGTTTGAAGAAGAAGTGCAATTGGTGGATGTCACACAAAAGAAACTGGTTGAAAAAGTTAAAAAGAACTTTTGGATGCCAGAAGGTCCGGATGACTATGAAAAACTAAAACCAAAATTAGTTTTGTCTAATGGATCCTTGGCTGAAACGTGGAACACAGTACGTACTTTTTCTTCAACTATGAAGAACAATTCTAACATCGGCCGCAATCTTTATTACACTGTGGTTGATGAAAATACTGACAAGTATCTTGGTGTTATCTGTATATCATCCGACTTCTTGGATTTGACTCCAAGAGATAATGCAATTGGTTGGCCTAGGGATGTTAAGACACAACAAGGTATGATTAATCACACTGCAATTGGTTCTACAATTGTTCCGTTACAACCACTTGGTTTTAATTACATGGGTGGTAAATTATTAGCATTATTGTGTCTTGCTGACACTGTACAAAATGATTGGAAAAGACAATATGGAGATGTTCTTGTTGGAGTTACAACTACTTCCCTTTATGGCAACACTAAGTCCAATGGTCTATCTCAGTATGATGGCCTTGAACACTGGAACAAAATGGGTTTCTCTAGTGGTTCGGTCGCTTTTGAACCATCCAGAAAAACCAGAGCAATGATTTATGATTGGGTAAAAGAGAATCATACACGTAAATATTTTGAATGGTGGGAAGCCAAAAATCAAAAAGGTCTTCCACTTAAACGTGACCATAAAAATCGTACATTAAATTTTGCGTATGGTAAGTTGGGTATTCCAAAAGAACTTATCCGTACAGAACATCAGAGGGGAATCTACTTCTCTCCTCTGTACAACAACACCAATGAATATCTTAGGAAAGAAATTGGTGATGAACAACTGGTCAAATCATTTGATACCAGTGAAGAAACCTTGGCAAACATTTGGAAAACCAAATATGCTAAAGGCCGTATTTCAATGTTGAAGAAAAAGAACAATGTATCTTATGAATCGTTGTTTTATGATGACTTGATATACCTGTCTTGGGAAGAAACCAAGACAAAATATTTGCCGCAGGTTGGCAGATAATAAAGTATACCGCCAATATACTTGACACACACACTAAGTAATAGTATAATGTGAATACTTGTGAGAACAAGCTTTTTGTTAATTAACTTTGTCATTAGGAGATTATTATGACTACCAAAATTTCTGCAAAAGAAAAAATCCTTAACTACTTGAGCAAGACAGAGGGTTATAACACCCTGTCAGTTGCACAAGCTCGTGCTCGTTTTGGCATCCAAAACGTTTCTGCTCGTGTAGAAGAACTTCGTAAAGAAGGACACGTTATCTACACTAACACCAAGACCCGTGGTGATGGTTCTAAGGTATCAGTGTATCGTATGGGTACACCAACCAAAGCAATGGTTCGTACCGCACTTAGCGCTGGTTACAGCTTCAACGCCTAATTAGGTGAATTGTGGGGAGACCACTTCTAGTGGTACTCCCCTTTTTTTATTTTTGGAGAGTAAATGGAAATTTCAATTAAAAAAGAGGAACTTCAAAAGAAAAGTATTTTTGTAGCCACACCAATGTATGGTGGTATGAATCATGGACTGTATGCGAAAGCTTGTCTCGATTTGCAAGCCATCTGTATGCAATATGGTGTTCAAGTGAAATTCTCATTTCTTTTCAATGAATCCTTAATCACTAGAGCAAGAAACTATCTTGTCGATGAATTTTTGAATCGTTCGGATTGCACACACATGTTGTTTATCGATGCAGATATTCATTTTGATCCTAAAGATGTGATTGCACTTTTGGCTTTAGATAAAGATGTTATTGGTGGTCCTTATCCTAAGAAAGCCATCAAGTGGTCTTCTGTAGCAAAAGCTATGGCAAAAAATCCAACCATGGATGCTGGATCATTGGAGAAAGTTACAGGCGACTATGTGTTCAATCCTGTAAGAGGCACTGATAAGTTTTCCGTTTCTGAACCACTTGAGGTTTTGGAAATTGGAACTGGTTTTATGATGGTCAAACGTGAAGTGTTTCCTAAATTTGCAGAAGCATTCCCACAATTGCGTTACAAACCAGATCATGTTGGCCAAGCACACTTTGATGGTTCACGTTACATTCATGCTTTCTTTGACACAATCATTGATACTAAAGATTCTGCAACAGGTGGTGGTTCAGACCGTTACTTATCAGAAGATTATATGTTCTGTCAATTGTGGCGTAAGATGGGTGGTTCAATTTGGTTGTGTCCTTGGATGCGTTTAGACCACATCGGAACATATCACTTCAAGGGAGATATGCCTGCCGTAGCAAACTTTGTTGGAGAAATGTAATGATTGTTGGTTTACTTGGATTCATTGGTTCAGGTAAAGGTACTGCCGGTGACATTCTTAAAGACCTTGGTTTCACTCCTGTGAGTTTTGCTAAAGGTGTTAAGGATGTTGCTGCGGAAATGTTTGGTTGGCCACGACATTTGTTGGAAGGTGATACAGAACAATCCAGACAATGGCGAGAAAAACCAGACAAGTTTTGGACAGAAGAATTTCAGCGTGAGTTTACACCAAGATTAGCGTTGCAACTAATGGGCACAGAAGTTGGTCGTGATGTTTTTCACCAAGATTTTTGGGTAATCAAACTCAAAAATTATATGCAAAAAAATCCAAATGAAAACTATGTAATAACTGATGTACGTTTTCAAAATGAAATCGAATTTGTTCATCAACAAAAAGGTATCTTAATTGAGATACAACGTGGAATAACTCCTCACTGGTATGAAATTGCTACCAAAGCAAACCGAGGGGATCATAAAGCGGAAGAATTTATGTTGCAAAAATCTGGCATACATGAATCTGAATGGCGTTGGATTGGTGGTTTCATTGACCATCGTATTGACAATTCAGGAACATTAGAAGATTTGAAAAATAAAATGATTAAATGCTTGACAGCCTCTTACGGATCAGGTATAATGAGTGAATTGAAACAAGGAGTATCGTAATGAAATTATCTAATGAGACCTTAACGGTTCTTAAAAACTTTGCCAACATTAATCCTGGCATTGAGTTTAAAACTGGTAAGAAATTGACAACCATTTCCGCAACCAAGACTGTCTTGGCAAAAGCCGGAATTAAAGATGACTTTCCACAAGACTTTTGTATCTATGATTTAAATCAATTTTTGTCGGTTCAATCTCTGTACAAAGACGGTGAAATTGATTTCGATAACGAACATGTTATCTTTAAAGTTGGTCGTAAAAAACTAAACTATCGTAAGACTGCAAAGAGTATGATTGTTACACCACCAGATAAAGATTTGAATCTTCCTTCCGTGGATGCATCATTCACTCTGAAAGAAGAAGAATTGGCTTCTGTACTCAAGACAGCAAGCATTCTACAATCACCAAATATCGCAATTACATCTGATGGTGAAAAGATTTACATTACAACATGTGATGCAAAAGATAACTCTGCTCATACCGATTCAACAGAAATTGCTGATGGTAATGGCAAAAAGTTCAAGGCATTATTCTTAACTGAAAACTTTAAGATGATTGCCGGTACCTATGAGGTACAAATTTCTTCAAAAGGACTATCCTATTTTAGAAATACAAAAGAAGATATGCAATACTGGATTGCTATCGAAGCTAAAGAATCTGACCTAACTTTTGGAGAATAATATGATTTGGATCACAGAAGCAACAAGCGGCAACAAGATTGCCATTAATCCCACATACATCGTGGCCGTCTTCATCATTTCCGAAGGTGACCAAAAAGGTAAAACAGCAATCAACTTAACCAATGGAAATGTTGTTGTTGAAGAATCTGATTTTGATGTTGTTGGAATGATGGGTGTATAATGACTAAAGTAAATACACTGTTCGGTTCTTTTGATGATGATGCATTAAAAAAACTTAAAGGTTATGTAGATGAAGCTGTTCTTCACATGCATAAAAATGATTCCAACAATGCAGCAATCAAAGACATTATTGACCTTGCATATGATGAGTTGAAGATTCCCAAAAAGATTCTCAAACGCATGGCAAAGACTCAGCACAAGAATTCATTTCAAACTGAAGTTGCTGAATCTAAAGAATTTGAAGCATTATATGAAAGTATGGTGGAGGTGAAGTAATGGGTGAAATACGAACATGGTTTGATAGAGACCAATATGTTGCTGTTTTGGAAAAAGAAATTCAAGTTTTAAAAACACGTTACAATCCAAATAATGAAGGTACTGGTCACTTTAACACAACAATTTCTGTTTTAGAAAAACGTGTTGAAGAAATTAAACAAGAAATGAACTGGCCATTTCCAGATGCAACAACTTGAAATTCAATTTTTCTTTCCATTGACGGATCAAACCAAACTAGATTTGGATTTTACTCCAAGTGAACAATGGATTGCAGACTGGCGAAAGATTCAATGGCAACCCATCGATGTGATGAGCCCTTTATTGATTGGTAATGGCGGCACTGGCCTTACTATATCATCGTCATCACCAATGGCAGGTTCTTTTGTTATAAGACCTAGTGAAAAGAATGTTGGTAAGTGGGAAATCACAAGCGGAATGTTTGTGTATAGGCCCACTAAGCCAAATGCAGTCGTAAGATTTTTTGCCAAGCTTTTACTTGGTTTTAAATGGCATGACGAAATTTAATTATATTATGGAGTATTTGAATGTCACACATTTTATGGGTCGAGAAGTACCGTCCTAAAACCATTGAAGATTGTATTCTTCCTGATGGTATCAAAGCAACATTTCAGGAGTATGTGAACCGCAAAGAGATTCCCAATCTCTTGTTGGCCGGTTCTGCTGGTGTTGGTAAAACTACAATTGCAAAGGCTCTCTGTGAAGAAGTCGGTTGTGATTACATTATGATTAACGGTTCAGATGAATCGGGTATTGATGTTCTACGGAACAAAATCAAAAACTATGCCTCATCAATGTCCTTGTCTGGTGGACGCAAGGTCGTTATCATTGACGAAGCAGACTATCTAAATCCAAATTCAACTCAACCTGCCATGCGTGGTGCGATTGAGGAGTTTGCATCCAACTGTTCTTTCATCTTCACATGTAACTTTAAGAACAGAATTATCGATCCAATACATTCTCGTTGTACTGTTGTTGACTTTAAAATCAATGGCAGTAAACAAAAGATGGCAGCTGCCTTCTTCAAACGTGCTGAGTGGATTCTAGAACAAGAAGGCATCACCTACGATAAATCCGTGGTCGCTGCGGTAATTACCAAACACTTTCCCGACAATCGCCGTGTTCTTAATGAATTGCAGCGTTATAGTGTTAGTGGCACAATTGACAAAGGTATTCTTGCATCAGTTTCCGATGTGCAGCTAAATGAATTGGTGTCTTCACTTATGAACAAAGACTTTGCGTCTTGTCGTAAATGGGTGACAAACAACCTTGACAATGACGTTACAAGAATCTTCAGAAACATCTATGATGGCCTGTATGAGAAGTTGAAACCAAATTCTGTGCCACAAATGGTACTAATTTTGGCCAAGTATCAGTATCAATCAGCCTTTGTTGCGGATCATGAAATCAATTTGATTGCCTGTCTGACAGAAATTATGGTTGAATGTGAATTCAAATGAGTCCGTTCGATTATGCCGATTACATCCTGAGAAAGAAGTCACCAGAAGGTGACCTAGATTTCAAGGATTATGCACCTTTCCTAATCAATAGGTCTTTGTCCAACCACTTAGATTGTGTCTTGTACGCCAATGACATGAACCTATGGCCAGGAATCGACAAAGACATGCAATACCAGTATCTTCTAAATAGTATCAGGCCTATGAAACGAAAGTTCGTTCCATGGCAAAAGGCCAATTCTGAGAAGGATATTGAGTGTGTAAAAATTTATTTTGGGTATTCCAACTCAAAGGCTAAAGAAGCTCTCCGTATCCTCACTGATGAACAAATCGCTGATATAAAAACAAAAATAGATACAGGCGGAGTGAAGAATAATGATAGACATTAAAGATTTAGTTGAAGTAACACTGGATGACAAAGATGATTTTCTAAAGGTACGTGAGACACTGACCCGTATTGGTGTTGCATCCAAGAAAGATCAGACATTATATCAATCTTGCCACATTCTCCACAAACGTGGACAATACTATGTGGTACATTTCAAAGAACTATTTGCCTTAGATGGCAAACCAACCGACATTACCGAAAACGACCTATCACGTAGGAATGCCATTGCAAACCTATTGGAAGATTGGGGTTTGGTAAAGATAGTCAACAAAAAACAAACCGAGGTGCCACCACCAATTTTCCTATCACAGGTTAAAATTCTTTCTCATAAAGAGAAGAATGAGTGGCAATTAACTCCCAAGTACAACATTGGTAAAAAACCGAACGGTTCTTGACATTCAGTATAAATAATGATATAATCTCATTCGGGATGGGAAAAAGGTGCTCTACCTACCTTAGGAGCGTTTAAAGCGGTCACAACGATAAGGTGACACTGGATACCGTAACCAGTACCTTAACCGATATGCCTTCGGGGTATCAATTTTTTAATCTCGCTTTTAGGAGAAAACTATGACAAATCTTATGAAAGATTTTTTCGGTGCCGATTTCGGCCGCATTCAACCATTCACAGTAGGTTTTGATGAGACATTAGAACTTATGCGTGAAGCAGCAACGATAGCTGCAAAATCCGTATCGTATCCTCCATACAACATCAAACAAGTAAAAGAAAACAAGTACGTCATTGAAATGGCTGTTGCTGGTTTTTCCAAGTCTGATATTGAAATGACTTTGGAGGGAAATAAACTCGTAATCAAAGCTGCATCAAAAGATGAAGATAACGGTGATTACCTATACCGAGGTATTGCCAACCGTGCATTTGAACGAACCTTTACTCTCGCAGATAAAGTAGAAATTAAAGATGCAGAAATGATTAATGGTATGCTTAAAGTTTGGCTAGAAAACATGGTCAAGGTTCAAGACGCCGTTAAAAAAATTACCATCAAGGAAAAAGAAGATAAATGATTCGAAAAATAATTAACTCTTTACTAAAAAGTATTAGAGGTGATTATGGTAGTCTATTAGAATCATATATCACCTCTAGAAATCCTCAGAATGAAAGTGACGTAGAACGTTACACCCGTGAATACCATGACCGTATTGTCCAAAACAGATACTACTAATTGGTAAATGAAAAGGGGTTGCTTGACAACCTCTTTCTTTTGATATATAATCAAATCATTATGAAAACCGAAAAACAATACATCAAAAAAGTTCGTGTCAAAACCACGTTGGAGAATTACTACATCTGTTCACCAGAGACTAAAGAGATTGATGGTGTACAATTTGTTTATGTAATCAAAAACATTGGTATTAGGGAAACACCCAAACTAATGCGAAAAGAATCATTAGAATACGTCAAATAAGGGTCTATAGCTTAATGGTAAAGCAGTGAACTCATAATTCATTGAGTCTAGGTTCAATTCCTAGTGGACCCACCATTTTTTATTAGGAGTTAATATGTCAGTTACAATTAAAAACCTTGAGTCTGCATTGGCTGGAGAAAGTCAAGCACACATCAAATATCGTTATTTTGCTAAGATTGCTCGTGAAGAAGGTTATGAAGATGTTGCAAAACACTTTGAACACACAGCAGATCAAGAGATTCTACATGCATGGGGTCATCTTGAGTTGTTGGTTGGTAAACCATCTACTAAGGAATGCTTAGAACTTGCTATTGAAGGTGAGACATATGAGTTTACTACAATGTATCCAAATATGAAATCAGAAGCAGAAGTTGAAGGTAATCAAGAAGCTGTTCGTGAAGCATCACATCAAATTGCCGAAAGTCAAACACATGCAGAAGAATTCCGTGCAGTGCTTGCTAAGGCAGAGAAACGTTTTGCTGCATTGGCTAAAGTAGAAAAGCGTCATGCGGAAGCATATCAACAAAAATTAGGAGAACTATAATGAGTGAAAGAATTTACGTTTGTGTAGTTTGTGGTCACCAACTGTCTGAGGCAGATTGGTTATCTTTGCCAGATTCTGTTAATTGTCCAGAATGTGGTGTTTCTAAAGAAGATTATGTGTTGATGGAATGAAACAAAAATTTCGTGATGCGTATATGAAAGTGGCCGAGACATTCGCAGAATTGTCCTCGGCTGTTAGGCTTCATGTTGGTGCCATTGTAGTCAAAGATGACAGAATTATTTCAATTGGTTACAATGGTATGCCCTCAGGTTGGGATAACAATTGCGAGAATACCGAATACGTTGGCAGTGACGAACAAATCCCTTCTCCAGATGAGATGAAACGATTGGGATTCACTGGTACTGACCAGGGGTGGTATCGTTTAAAAACTAAACCAGAGGTCCTTCATGCTGAAACAAATGCGATTGCCAAGTTGGCTAAATCTACCGAATCTGGTATGGGTGCTACTATGTTTATTACCCATGCTCCATGTTTGGGTTGTGCCAAACTTATATACCAAAGTGGTATTAATCACGTTCTATACCGGAACTCTTATCGGAGTGATGATGGTATCAAGTTTTTGGAAAAAGCATCCGTCCAAGTAGAAAAAATGTAATCATCTAAATAACTAAGGGTAATGGTGCCCTTAGGAGACCAAGATGATTATTCGTGTGGTTAACTGTCCGGACAAAGATTTTAAGCCCTACGTTGAAAGAGCTGCCCAATTCTACGCCAAGGAATTGATACCCAACACACGAATTAGAAATCATTGTACAACTGAAATTAAGTTTTGTACCAAAATAAATGAATATGGTTTTGCAAGTATTGAAGATTACAATACAAGAAAAGAACCTCGTAAATTCCTAATAGAAATACATCCACACATTGGATCCAGAAGAATACTGGAAACATTGGCCCACGAAATGGTTCATGTGAAACAATACATTGATGGTGAAACCAATGATGAATTGACTAGATGGAGAGGTAAGAGAGTTGATCCCGACAAGATTGATTATTGGATCCAACCATGGGAAATAGATGCTTACGGCCGTGAACCAGGATTACTTACAAAGTTTGCTGTGTCTGAACATTTATGGGAAACATTTACCGATTTTATCGATCCTTCTGGTCCAATAAATTATAATCCAATTGCATGGAAAGTTAGCACATGAGTGTTGAAGCAGACATTTACACATATGGACACACTCAAATAAGTATTGTAACTAATGCACCAGATGCAAAAGTCAAACTTGGAAAATTTTGTTCTGTTGCTATTGGTGTGAAAGTTTTTCTTGGCGGTAATCATAGAAGTGATTGGATCACAACGTTTCCTTTTGGACATACAAGTAAAGAAATTTTTAATGTGAGTGCTGTCGAAGGCCACGGCAAGGGTAACGGCGATATAATTATTGGCAATGATGTTTGGTTAGCTAGAGATTGCACACTCATGTCTGGTATAACAATTGGTGATGGTGCGGTTGTTGCAGCATACTCTCATGTTACGAAAGATGTTCCACCATACACAATGGTTGGTGGAAATCCAGCCAGACCAATCAAACTTAGATTTGAACAAAGAATTGTTGATGCATTAATGGAGTTAAAATGGTGGGATTTGGAGATTGATGCCATAAAATCAATGATTCCTACATTATGTTCCGAACCAAATTATGATGTAATCCAAGGATTAATACAAAAATATAAAAAATAATTTTAAAAAACCGCTTGCCAAGGCTCAAAGTTTACTATATAATACAAACATATTTAATTTTTAGAAAGAAAAAAGTGTCTCTCATATCCCATAAACCCTTTACGTTGCAGTCAGAGTATCGCACAATTAATTGTGGTGATAGCTCATGGGCGCCGGCCGGGTTTTGTGTGAAGATGGAGAACTAAAACAAAAGTTCTAAAAAAGACTCCAAACACAAGACCCTAGACCTAAAAAATCTAGGGTTTTTTGTTTGTTGTTTCAATACAACAGTGTAGTTGCCTAGGCATAAGACTTCGCATATAATACACATTGTTCTTTAAAAATTTGTTGTAGTTTATTGGGGTATAGCATAGTGGTAGTGCTGCGGACTTTGAATCCGTAGGTCCTTGTTCGATTCAAGGTACCCCAGCCATATAAAAACATACTATTAGTGTGTTTCTATATGGTTAATGGAAGTGTGGTCGAGTCTGGTTTATGGCAGCAGTCTTGAAAACTGCCGATCCGCAAGGGTCCGAGAGTTCGAATCTCTCCACTTCCACCAAAATTCGGAGAGTGGGCAGGATGGTAATGCAGCGGATTGCTAATCCGTAGATTTACGAAAGTAGGTCACAGGGTTCGACTCCCTGACTCTCCACCAATTTATGGACTTGATGTGTCAATTGCCTGATGCTGGCATGAAATTCCCTAATAGCATAGGGGAAAGAAGTGGGTTAGATTCCCATTGTTGTCCACCAGTTTTTATGCCAGCGAGACTTGGTAGTCAGAGAGGTCTTATACACCTTTTAGCGCCAGATTAGCGTTCTTGAGAGAGTTCGATCCTCTCCGCTGGTACCAAATGAAAGATGAATATGTGGAATATTAAAATTGAAAATGGAATGATATTAAATGCAAGTCCAACTTTGGATGATGCAATGAAGTTTGCTAAGAGTTATAACAAGTTTGTAACAATCACCGATGGCACTACAGAGATTGTAGGTAAGTTTGGTGTTGATGCAGTAGAAGAAAAAGTTTTACCAGATGGTGAAACATACGATTGGACCATGCGGCGTGATGAAACACACCGTGGTTCACGTAGAAAATTAGTGTAGGTGTGACCCGAAAGGCTAGGGAACGGATTGCAACCCCGTTTTATGCAGGTTCGATTCCTGTCACCTACTCCAAACACGTTGTAGAAATACAACAGACTGGTTGACAGAGATTCATGGTTGTGTTATACTTCATCTATGAATTGAGAAATCAATCAAATGTTCTTTAAAAATTTGTTGTAGTTTTTTGCACCTATCGTCTATCGGTTAGGACGCTGCCCTTTCAAGGCGGAAAGAGGAGTTCGATTCTCCTTAGGTGTACCATATAAAAACACATTATCGTATGAAGCTGTAGCGACAGTAGTCGTTGGGTGGTCGGCAAATAGTCCGCTAACTCAATATAGTGTGTTCCTATATGGTAATTTGGGGGTATAACTTAACGGCTAAAGTAGTAGGCTTTTAACCTATTAATCAGAGTTCGATTCTCTGTGCCCCTACCAAAAAATCATGGAGACACGGCAAAGTGGGAGAGTTGCGGCAGACTGTAAATCTGTTCTTTCGGGTGAGTAGGTTCGAATCTTACTGTCTCCACCAAATCCCGTTACTATTTTCGTAAAAATAGCGTTTGATTAGCGATAGAGATCCGGTGGCAGAAAACCGTTAGCGAGAGAAATACTCAGGCTCTGATAGGCAGATTCCTAACTGCACACAGACGTTAGAATAAAATGGATGGACAGAGTAACTGCTCAATTAAGGGCTGGCGTGGAACCCAGTAGCTTATACTAATTTTGGTCTCAAAGTGTTCACGGACGCACGTATGCCTGTCACGCATAAAGAAGGGGATCGTTACCCCTTGGGACCGCCAGATTTTATTCCTCAGTAGCTCAGCGGTAGAGCAAACGGCTGTTAACCGTTCGGTCATTGGTTCGATCCCAGTCTGAGGAGCCAAGTTTTAGGA